CATAAGCCTACCCTACTTTCTCACGCTTACCGGGATTATCACCGGACCGCAAACCCTAAACAATCCGGTGCTCACCTGATATTGTTCTCAGGAATTCCCTGAATTTCCCCTGCTCGAACTGGCTAACGCAAAAAAAGAGCTTGAAAAATCAGGCTGCTACGTGGGTGGATTTCAAGAAAAGCTGACTTTCCAGTTTGTTGGCAGGAAAATCTCTTACAAAATTCTGAGGAAAGAGCTAAATTATTGAAAACGGCTTTCGGGACGTAGCGCAGCCTGGTTAGCGCGCCTGCTTTGGGAGCGGTAGCCCTGCCTTGAGAGCCTTTAAAACACGCACTATTGATAAGGGCCGCATGGCCTGGATAGGCATAAAAAGTCATGCCTTGGAATAAAACCCCACGTAAAACCCCACGTAAATAAATGAGGACTCCCGCATAGTCCCCCAATAAAAAATCCCCTCACTGGAGGGGATCACTAATGATTAAGAGTCACTTGCTCTACCAATTGAGCTAACGGCCCGAAACGTTGACAGGCTTGAATATACTGGGGTTCGGCGATTTTGTCAAGGGGCGGCGATTAACCAAAATCAACCATAATTAACCAATTGTGAGCGCATTTTGCGGACACTTCGCGGACACCAAAAAACTTTCATCCTCCTGCATTTTCCTCTTGACAACCTACGCATGAGAGCGTATATCTTAATTATCAAACGACAGGAGGACAGGACAATGACAAAACGCTATATCAGCCACGACCCCAGGTTTGGAACGGAGTGCAATTTTACGCTGCCCGAGATGATTGCTCAATACCGCATGAGCGCCTGGGACGAATATGAGGATGAAAACGGGAATACCTGCACCATGACCGATGAGGAGATTATTGACGACATCCTGAATCATGACGTAGAAGAAATCGCCTAACATGACCCCTAACGAACTTAAAGCTGCCCGTTTCCGCCTGGGTCTGACCCAAAAGGGTTTGGCCCAGACATTGACTGCCCTGGGGCGAAAAACCTCGCGGCGCACGGTGGAGGGCTGGGAGCAGGGCCGCACTATCCCGTGGGGGATTGAGTTGGCTCTGGAAAAAATTGAGGTGAAGGGGCCTCCGGCTCCACACAGACCGCCCCGAACGTAGCGTCGCAGGCCACGTTCCAGCAGATGCCCCACCTGTCCACGAACATGCACCGGCTTTCATTTGGCCAGGTTTGGGCTTTCTGGCACATTCTCCATCTCCCTTACCACACTTTCCCGGATCCTCACCGTGCGCTCGCTCACCTGGACCCCCGGAAGTTTGCCGGAGTGTAGCCAGGCATAAATGGTGGACTTAGGCTTCCCCAGGCGTACCGCCGCCTCTCTGGGCCTCACCAGCCTGTCCTCATCAGCCATCAATCGCCCCCGGCAACTCAATCCGATATCGCGCCCGGCTCGACCGCTCGCCATTGTGAGCCACCAGGCCGACGCCATGGAGAGTTTTGAGATATTCCCAGGCGGTTTTGTCATGGACCTCTAAGTGATAAGCAAAATCCCTGACCCGGAACCAACCTCTATGCTTCCAAACGAAGCGACTCAAGCCCAGGCGAGTTATTTTGCTATGGCTCCGGCTCGGGAGATAGAGGGCAACCACATCCAGCCAGGCGGTTAGGTCCTGAAAACGTGCTTCCACGTCTTCATTGAGGATCGTATGAATTGCCCGGGCATCAGCAAGACTAATCTTGCCAGCCAGCACCTCAATGATGCGGGCCATGGTCACTTCCGGATTATGGGGCAGATGAGCCATAGAAAAGCACGTCCTTGTGCGCCTGGCCATCATGGCGAATCTTCTAACCGCTCTGCAACACCTGCATCCCATCCTTGAGATTAAGGGTCAACCGCTCCACGCTCCCCCGGAAGGTGATGTTTTTGGCCAGCCACAGGAACAGGTCAGCCTTTTGGTCAAAGACTTGGGAACAGAGCTTCACCGCGTCACCGTTTGCTTCGGCGTAATAGCCATTATCGGCCACCTGGATGTGGATGGAGGTCTTGGGGATGGTAAGGGGGTCGGCCATATCCTACTCCACCGCGCTCACGCCGCTCATTTTTTCAGTTAGGCGTTTTCCGAAATAAAAGGCGATGATCCCGCCCAAGAGCAGTTCATCACCGGTGCCTAGGATCACCCGGTTGAACCCGAAATAAGGGGAGATCAGGTTCCATGAAAAAATTCCGATGGCAAGATACCCGCCAAAGACTGTGACCCCGGCCCGGAGGCCATTCATCCAGGGTCCGGCGCTGCTCAGGGCTTGCCGTTCATTCGCCCGGGCGTCTGCCAGATCCTCAACCTCTTTAGCAAGGGGCTCCATCATCTGTTGGTAAAGGATGCCCTGAAGCTGCATCTGCTTGACCGCTTTCTCTTCCTCAGCCATCTCCTTGGGGAAGAATCGGTCCATAATGTTCGTGGCGAGATTGCCCACAATAGGAAGTAAACCTAAAAGCGGAATCATGATAACACCTCCTTAAAGGCTTTAGCCCGTGCCAGAACGTCCCGGCTATAATCCCGGCCAGTTGTCCTCGCGTCCACGTCTGCCCCTGCCTCAAGGGCCTTACGGACGTTGCCGGGGCCGCAGTTGTACCCAGCAATGGCCCCACGGAACAGGGCCCCATAGTCCTCAAACAGATCGAAATAATCGCCCAAGTAGTTGAAGGCTGGGATGATCACATTCTTATGCACGTACTCGAGGGAGGCGGCCAGATCCTGCCACCCCTCGCCGGCGCAAAAGGCCGTATGGCTCCGGTCGTCCACCTGCATGATGCCATGGCCATGGCCGCCGTCTCCAAGGCCCTCATCGTCCAGAAGCAAACCAAACCGGCTTTCCCTCGAGGCAATTCCACAAAGCACCCAGTCCATCCAGCGGGGGCCGAGCTGCCGTTGCATGATCGCCTCGAGCTCCGGAGGCCAGGTGCAGGAGTCCGCCGCGGCCTGGATGGCGGGGAGGTATTGACGGGCAAGGGCGAGTTCTTCTGGTTTAAACATCTGAGACTTGGTTGCCGCCCTAAAGGCATCTTCCACCGCTTCAACCGTCCTTTCATCTTCCCATGGGTTAAAACCCTTATCGGGATACCATTCTTCCCGGAATAGTGACCCCTGATCTTCCACTCGGACCCTCTGGACATGGCAATAATCCCGGAAGGTATGCGGTTCATCCGGTTTACCCCAGTCACCGCCCCAGATCATGCCATACTTCTGGGCCAACGGCCCCAGGAAGTCAAAGGAGCCGTCCCAGGATGGTTCACCGTTAACCACCTTGACAATATCGGCGGCCAGGCCGTAATGATGGACCCCAACCTTTTGCAGTTTGGTCACGCCCCGGCGAAAGTAGATGCCTTGAAGCTCCCGGCTCCGGTAAGTTTCAAAGGCCATCATCTCATGGCCCATTTCCGCGGCATCGGCGATGATCGCTTGAACCGCGGCCCTGGTGACAGGCTCAAGGAGGGCTAAGTCAGATATCGGCTTGGCGCTCCTGAACCGGGGGTCGTTTTTGATTACGTCGTCGTAAAAAGACATTTCATTCCTCCGTAATGATCACCTGCCCGCTTTCGGGGTGATGAGAATGTCGATTCAACCGCCGCCACAGAGGTTCGCGGCCTTTCTGCCAAGTCTCAAATTCCTTGACCTTGACAAATTCTCGGTTTTGGCGCTCCCGGCATTCGAGATGTTGGTTGAACCAATCATCAATTTTCTTCTCCATCCGGGTAATCATACGCCAAAAAATGACAGCCCCGACACCGGCGACAACTCCTAACAGCGAAAGTAAGATCGAATTGTATTCCTGGGCCGTCATTCATAATCCCCCCCAAGGGTTAGAGGTTAAGCCATCCATGGCGTAAAGGGGCGACTTCCTGTCAGCCCGGTTAATCCTGAGCAAAAACACTCAGTTGGGGCGTGTTCCCATGTTCTGAGATCATAAATGCCACAGAAAGCTTGCAGCGTTCATCCTGCAAGGCCTGGTTAATCTTGGCCTCACAGCGTTTCACCCGCTCTTGTTTCTCCTGCTCAATCAGGGCCTTGGCTTGGGTTGCATCTATTACCGGATTTTCTTTCTCAGACATCTTTCGCTCCTTCAAAATCAGGTAGGATTTTGAGAAAATCATAGGCGCTGGTCAGCCCTGATTGCATGGCCGGGTTGTTTTCTTCCGCCAGTTGAAAAATAATAGTATCTATTGGCGCTTTGCGGGCTTGGCGGGTTTCCAAACTATGATAGACTTCCACCTCGGCGGTGAACATCGGAGACACATCTGTCGGAAAATTTTCCACAATCGCCCGGCGAATCCGAAAATAGGCCGCTTCGTGGACTACCCCACATTTATCCTCAAATGGTATTTGTAAGGCCATACTAACCCTCCTTTACGAAGTTGCGTTGAAGCCTAAGTTTTCCAGGCGCACCAGCAAGCTATTGAATGCCGCATTAGCTGTATTTAGGGCAGTTATCATTTCTGCTTCAGTGTCCAGATCGCCCGCCGTATAATCCGCTTTCAGGTCAGCGATATGCGCTTGTTGATAGAGTCGGATGATTTGCCCCAGTTCGGTATAAAAATGAAAACAGGCGTTGCCCGCTGCTTGGTCCTTCACGCACATCTGGGCCATATCAGCCGGGAATGTAGAAGGAGCAGTGCCCGATCCTACCCCTAATGTTTTGGCTGCCGAAGTGCCTGCGCTGGTTATCCCGCCAAACAGAACATTACCCGCAGTATCAATTTTCTGTAGCAATGTGTCGCCATTAAGAATGCTCAAGCCAAACAGGGCACCGGCGGCATTGATGCCGATGTTCCAGAGTGTGCTTGCGTCGCTTCTTTTAATCTGGATTTGTTTTTCGGTAGCCCCGCCATAGACGCACAATTGAACCGGAGGGGTCGCCGTGCCGATGCCGACCTTACCCTCTTTTAAAACGAGTGTATTGACTACTGCCCCCGCCTCAACACTGGTGAGCGGGACCACTGAGTTTTGGGTCAGGGCGAAATTTGCTCCGGGGGTTATCCCGGTAATACCGGCCAAAGCCAGCGCCCCGGTCCCCCGGTTAATGGGTACGGCGGTGGTCCCGATATACATGGTTTGGGCCACAGGCGCATAAATACTATGGACGTGACCAGGATTGTCGCTGGCGGGATTCTTCACGAGGTAATCAAGACTGGTAGTGACCAGGGAGCCGTCTATGCCTACCTTGGCTTCCAGGGCATTGAGGTGGGCGGCCATTACATCGGTTATGCCGTCTTGGGCGTTGGTTAAAGTGGCAGGGAAGGCCATGTTTTACCTCTCTCCTTAAGGGTTGATATGCAACTTTTTTTCTACGCCGTCCTTAACCATTGATAATGTCCAGTGATTAATGAGACCCGGCGCAGCCCTAAAGTGGTCCCACTTCCCCAGTTGTCGGCGATCTTTATGGCAATATACTTATACGATACCGTTGGTGTAACTATTACATCGTGAGGATCGGCTATATTGCTACTAACGTGCTGGACAAATTGGGAAACATCAGTGGTTAATTGCGTCCAGTTGGTGTCAACCGCATAAGTCAGATCAATAAAGGCGCTATAATCGCTAGACCCCCAAAGGGTAAAGTTTTTAGCCCCTCTATCCGTATACGTTCCTGCCTCATGTCCGTTCTCATAGGTCAGTCCATAGATCAGCCTGGGATCGGGTAAGGCTATGTGGAGCCGTTGGTTGGTGACCGCCCCGGCGGTCTGCCATTGATTATTTTCGGCTGGCCCGGTTAGTGCCAAGGCCGGGTCGGTGCAATTATCCGGGTAGTAACCCCCCGTCTCAGCCCCGGTCGATTTTACGTAATCAGGGCTGTGCGCCAGGGGATAGGTTATTGCGGGGGCCAATATCGGGGTCCACGTGCCGTAGCCCAACTCGGTAGCCGGGTCTGTACCCAGATTCGTATAAATACTATTGACCTTGAAGGGCTCAATACTTCCACCCAATATCCGCTCATCCGTGATCAGGTCATTGGTGATAGCCGTGGTGGAGGCCTGTAAAAGCACCCGGCAGACCGGCTCCTTGCCGACAGGTATGCCGGGGGCCACCGGGGCGGCAGCCTCCTCGCCAGCGACAACCGAGATAACGCCAGTCAGCACGTCCTTGACCACCCGGTAAATCTGGGGGTTGGTGGCAGGGGCGGTGATCGTGGCGGAATTCTGTGCCGCCTTCTCGGTCAAAACCCCACCCATCCAAACCGGCCCCGGCTCCACCCTGACGGTCATGTTGGGGGTGCCCTGTTCATGCGGGGCGAACCCCCAGGCGATACGGGCCGCGGCCATGATCGACCCCTCAATGGCCTGCTTATAGGCCAGAGGATCTGCCCCCATGGTTTCAAGGTTTGGTTGTACTGGGGTTCCTGCCATGGTTATGCTCCTTTCACCAGCAACCGCAAGGAGGCCTCAGGATCGCTGTCGTTAAACTGACTAAAGTTCGGCTCGATGTAAATGCCGCCATTCGCGGTAATCTGGTCCGAAACCTCAACATAGTGCACCAAGACTTTTTGCAGTACCCAATTCCAGGCGGGCATAACCACTCTGACCAGTTGGGCTAATTGCATTCCGGCCGCGGTCCTTTCTGCTTCAGTGGATTCAGGATTAAGGATAATTGCGACTGGGGCCAGCACTATGGCTGTCAAGCTTGCCTGGCTCCCCTGGTCATAGCAGCTATAGACGTATTTATGCAGTTCGTCCCGCAGCCTGTCCTGGGCCGCATGGTCCTCTTTGCTCTTCACCGCCTGCCTAAAAGCCTTTTGATGAATAAGGTCTTGTGTAGCCGGGTCTATCCCCAGAAACATTTCAACCGCCATCAGGCGCTTTTCCAATTTGATTAAATCTTCCCCAGGAGTTTTCATTATGCCGCCTGATCCAATACCGGTTGAAACCCGGTAATGCGGCGCAGACCGTCCGCCGCCTGGTGGGTGATTTTGGTCTTGACGTATCGGGCCTGCAGGTAGCCGATAGACCAGTCCTCGAAGCCGTCATAGGCGCCGCCGTCCAATTTATAATCCACCGATAATTGCGGGGGCACGCTGCCGGTTTCCCCCGGGGCCAGATTGCTCTGTACCCGAGCCCAGAGCCGGACCGTCTTGTCTTCCCCCAGATCAACCGCCGGCGTTTCATAGCTGTATTCCGTATAGGGGTTATGGCAGTAGCTAAACAGCACGTCGAAATAATCGTCGATGGTGGCCGCCTGCATGGAGGGGTTGATATTGCCGGTCTGGGGGTTGCGGCGGCAGTTAACCAGCGTGCCGGCCCAGAGGGGGGCTTGCTCAATCTCGCTTAAGATTGTGTAGAACTGATAGACCACAAGGGTCTTGCGGGTCTCGGTTGCGGAATAATTCCCGCTGGTGTCCTTGGCTTTGATCAGCACGTCCCAGGTGCCCGGGGGGATGTCGGTCGTGGTGAACGTGGTGCCCTTGTACTCGCCGTTGACCAGAGCCGCGGCCGCCCAGGTGATCCCGACCCCACCGTAACGGACTTCATACCCGGCCCGATCTCTATCGGGAATATCGACCCAACGAGCCGTTATCAGGCTCTGCGCCTGCATGACCATGAACCCGGTCACATCCGAGGGGTCCGCCGTCTTCCCCTCCACCACATGCGTCTGTGTCGACGTCCAGGGACCCCGGGAGCCATCCTTTTTGACGTAGCGCAGGCGGAAGTCGTAGGAGACGCCGTCCTCCACGGGCATGAGGGAGACTTCCCAGTCATACAAAGGAACTACCGGTAGTGTTGTGGGTGTGGTGTTGCTATCCGTGGGCCAGTATTGGGCCTCGACGCCGGCAATATTGACATTCAAGGCGCCAGGAGTACGCAGGGAGATCAGGATACGGCTCCGCCAGGAGCCGTCATTGTCCCGCCAAAGGACCGAACCGTCCGAGCGCACCCAGGCGATCAGCGGCGTCCACCATTCCTGCGGGATGGTTACCAGGGGTACATGGGTTGGCACCACGCCCTGGTCGGCCAGATAAATCGCCTCATCGTAGGGCACTGCGGTAATCTTGGCCCCCAGGTTATTATTGGGCCGGATGGAGTGGAGCAGTAAATCGACGGCCTCTTTGCCGCGTTCGCCGAACATAAAGAGGTCACCCACCGCGGGCCAATAATTCACCGGTGGCGGCCCGGGATCATAGGGCGGCAGAGGGTCAACAAAAGTCAGTTCTTTCAGATTCCCGGGGGCCGTGACGACATTGCACAGCACGCTGACATTGTTTCCCAGGCGGAACCGGATGGCGTATTCCGTTCCCTCCGCCATGGGACAGGGCGCATCCAGGATCACCCCCGCCAGATTGCCGCTGTAAATCGGTTGAGATGGGTCCCAACCATATTTGGTCGAACCGAATTTGAGACCGTTGCCGTATTTGTTCGGCTCATACCCGATGACCTCCATAACCAAAGCCTTCACCCGGCCCCAGCTTGACCCGGCCAGAATCACGTCCTGGGAGAATTTAAACCGCTTGCCCCGTCTGGCCACCAGTTGGTCCAGGTGCGCGTCGAACTGGTGGGTGATAAAACGTAATTGCAGTTGGGCGCCGTGGAAGCGGGCGTGTTTAAAGATCAAATCCGGGTGGGTCACTCCCAGAATCGGCAGGGAAACAAAAATCGTGGCCAGGGGCAGGGCGGGAGCCGGGTCGCCCCAGGCATCCACCTTATCACCATTGGCATCCAATAGGGCATAGCCGTCCAGGAGTACCAGGCGCTCATCGTCAGCCCAATCGTTCAATTCATTCTTAAAGGCGCACCGCCAGCAATGAACCACATCCGGGTAGCTGATCTGGAAAGAATAGTTTTTGCTGTTCCGGGGCGTGAACGCGGGGCCGATGGTGAATTCCTGGGGCTCATCAATAATGACGCTCCGCATGGAATCGAGCCAATCTATTGCGGCCCGGCCGGCGGCGGCGATCTCCGCCCAGATCTCATCCCAATCAACCTCGTAATCGATGATCTTGTTATATTTCCAGCCCTGGGCGACACAATACTCATGGAAGTACTGCAACTGCTGCAGGTGAATTTCATCATCCGCATAGGGGTCCATGTTCTGGGGACCCTGGCACATCTCCCGGAGATGGCTCGCCGGGTTCTGGGTAATGCGGGTGATCCAGGTTTCGGTTTCAGTGTCCCAGTCCGGCTCAATGCCGGAACAGATCCCGGAGAACCGGTCCACCGTGCCGCTCAGTTCATTACTGGCCTTGATGCGCATGACAGTAATGGCGCAGGGCACTTCCGGTGTAAAGGGGTTGGTGTTCCAGATACTGCGCAGGGCCGTCCAATAGGAAATTGAACTGGATAAAGTGTCATCCGCCCCGGGTTCTAACCTGGTAACCCGCACGTCATAGCGGACATCGGGATCTGCGCCCGCATTGACCTCCCAGCGGTGACCCCGGCGCACCGCCGTATTGCTGGCCGCGGTGATTATGAGAGTAGTGGCGGTCTGCCAGGCGCCGCTGCCGGTTTCGCAGTATTCGATTTTGATCGTGACCGTCTTGCTGTACCGGGATCCGGAAACCGGGTCGTTGGCAAACAGGCTGGGGAGGCTGATATCGACCGAGAGCGCCCGGGGTCCCGCCTGGGAGGTGCGCACTACCGGCTCGCCCTGCTCCAGGAGGATTTGCTGGACCGTCTCACCCTCATGGATACGATTCGTATAGAGGGTCAAAGCCTCATCGCCAAAAACAACACTGGCCGTCTGCGCCCCGTTCCCGGCCTCCGTAGTGGTGGCCGTGCTGGTAGACCAGGTGAGGACCAAGGCGGTGACGTTGGTTAGCAGGTAGCCGGTATTGTTGGCTGGCGTGGTACATCCGCTTAGGGTTACAGTCAACCCCGCCTTAATACCTTCTGAGAGCCAGGAGCCGGAGGTTCGGGTTAAGGTCCTGGCGATGACGTCAATGGCGATGGTTTGGCCATGGAGGACCAATTCCAGGTTGCGGTGTTCTACTTCCAGCCCCTCATATTGTCCCTGGGCCGTCTCGCCGATCTTGAGGTCCTGGATACGGACGCCGGGAGTCCCTGTCCGTGAGATACACCAGACGAAATAAAGATGCAGGTACTGATCTTCGCCCAGGACTTCCGTGTAGGTCTCGGCCCCGTAAAGCGGAAAGTGTTTATGGATACCGAAGATTTTCGGGTAAGGACCGTACTTGTTGGCCTGGTTGCTGCCGCCGTTCAAAGAATAAGTGGGCGAACTGGACACGGAAGAACCGTAGGCCGAGGTCATGCCGGTCACGCCCATGAGGGCCGCCTGGCGGGACGGGTTGGCGGTGACCGGGAACATGGCGTTCATGGCCAGGTTACCGACGATGCCGACGGTCATACCAGCAAGACCACTAAGAGCACCGGCCCACATGCTGCTCATCCCTATTGCCGGGCCGGTCAATGCTCCATATGTAAGAACAGAAACCGCTATTACCGCAATGGCAACCAGGACCGTCCCGATAATCCGGCCGACCCCGCCCCCTTCCGGGGCCATCTTGACGGCGATCTCCGCCCCCCAAGCCGGATAGGTGGTGTCCCAGGCCTCCGGGAGCACCGGCTCATCATCGACCCAGACATAGGCCCGGCGGCGCCACAGGGCCTCGGGCTGCACCTTCGCCAGGATTTCCGTCAAGGACATGCCGGGGTGCAGCCAGAGCTCCACGATTCGTTCGCTGAAGGGGTGCGGGCAGGCTACCACCCTGATGTCCTTGGAAAGCACGGGGAGCGGCGCCGGGGAATATTCGAGGGGCACGGGCAGATTAGCCGGCATGACGGTAGACCCCCAGAAGCCGATGCGGCCAAACGCCAGCGTCATAAGGCTCAACGCAGGTGGCTATGCCCTTTTCCACGTGCAGCATCAACCCCTTTTTAACCACCAGCCCTACATGGCAGGGCTCCCCCCGGAACAAAATAATATCGACCGGTTCTGCCCGGCCAGGGCTGACCTTCCTGAAACTCTCCCGGAACGCGGCGAACTCCGGTTCAGCCTCCCGGTATTGCAAAGCGGCGAGGCGATTAAAGTCCGGCAATTCCAGGTCCTTTAATTCCCGGTAAGCCACGCCGATCAGCCCCCAGCAATTCCAGCCGGACCAGTCCCGGCCCAAGTCCTTGAAGGGGACCCCTGTTGGTTCAGTAGCTTTGCGGATGAAGTCAAGCAAATTCATTTTTTAGCCTTGATATTTTGGCTGGCTACCTATATTTAAGGACCAGGAGGTCTGCCATGAAGCCTTTATTTCCCATTGTTATGGTTATTATTTTGGTAATATCAGGATGTGCTAATTTATCTGATGTTCGCCACTCTGAGCCAACCTACAGTTTGGTCTCTACCCAGCCCCCAAAAAAACTTGCAAATTGTATTGTCTATAAAGCCCAGGCTGCTTCTCTTGATTCCTGGAATCGTTATTGGGACCCGCCGAAGTTGACCGAAATAGATGGTACTTATAAAATTCTTTTAACCTTTACAGGCGGGCTTTTCTTAACAGTCTCCCAATTAAGGGGAGAGCTAACTATCGCCCCCCTTGATAATGGTCATTCTAAGGTAGAATATCGGACACCTTCCTTGCTCGGCGGAAAAGAACAGTTTTGGGAACTTGTCAAACAATGCGCCTCCCCTACGAATACAACCCCGGCGCCGTAGTCGGGGTGAAACTATAATCCACGGCCTTCCGGGGCCGCAGCCGCTTGGGGGTCAAATCCCCCTGCAAGACCATCTCATCGCCCTCCACGTTGCGCATCTCCAGGTTACTGATGACCCTTTCCATGATATCCGGAGCGCTGCCTCTGACGACCTCTATGGTCACCAGGCACGGTACCGGGGTGCTCTGGAGGCCCACCACCATCTCCCGCCGGATATTGCTGAACGCAAGCTGCGCCTGAGGGGATCGGGCGGGGTCCTGGTCGATGATGGTTACCTCCACGAAGCTGGCCAGAAAGACCATGGACCGGCTCTCGACGTTCCGCACCGAATTATTCAGGCGCAGCGTCGCCGGGAGATCGGGGTGGTCGACGCTCACCAGCATATGAATCAGTTCCCCGGTCTGCTGGGCATTGACGACCTGCCGGAAGGCCTCGGTGTAATCGGTCATGGCAGGATGATCACCTCCAGGGTCACATCGTGCGCCCCGCCGCCGACATGCTTATACTTCGGAATCGCCGTGATCCGGGCGGAAACGCTCAAGGTGGTGCGGGGCGGCGGCGGCCAGGTCCAATCATATGGCAATGACCCTCCGGCTACATCGCTATCCAGCCAGGCATCGAAAATGTCGGTCTGTGCGGCCGTGAACCGATAGGGCAGGGACAGCTTGCGCGCCCCGAGCTTGCGCCGGGCATTGGCCGGACCCTCCGAAACTTCATCCTGGATCAGGATGTGCGGCGGGGTCTCTTCATATTCCCCATTGTTGGGATACTGGGGGAGTGTTGACGGCCAGGCTGGCATCGAGTTATCCTTGTTTGACGATCATCTTGATCAGTTGGTTTACGGGGCCCCGGGAAGCAAAGCCCAACACCTTTTTTTCCAGGAAGACATCAATACTCCCATCATCGTTTTGCTGCGCCGTGCCGGTAGCCTCGGTGCCGGTCTTGTTGATGATGTTCACCTGCGCCGGGCCGGATTTGGGAAAGAGGGCTTTAACTCCCAAATCACCACCTATTCTCTCTAAGGGCAGGATGCCTTCCGGCCCGGCTTCTCCCATTAAGCCGGTCCCGGTGGCCATGGGAAAGAGCGTGGGCCGGGTGACAATGCCGCCAGACCTAAAGGCTTGGCGGACGCCGTGATAATAGGCGTTGCCATGAGCATCGGCGCCAGCAACCCCGTAGCCGCTGAATTCGTTTCCGCCGCCGCCTCCACTACCGCCAAAAAGACTCCCGCCGCCCAGAGACGAACTCAGGCTGTTCAGCAGCCACTTAACCGCGCTGGTCAGGGCCGTCCCCAGGGCGTCAAATCCAGGTTTCAGGGTGGCCATCATAATGCCATTGAACATCTCCACCAGGCTGTTGCTAATATCCACAGTCCCTTTTCGGACATCGTTGATGATATTGGTCACCCCGGAGGAAAACTCGCTGCCGACGTTCCGGAGCTGGTCGCCGTATTTGACATCGAGCTGCTTGGCCTGATAGTTGGCGTCCAGGGCCGTGGCGTATTCCGGCGTGTAACCCCCGGCCTTAATGGCCTCCTCTTTGGTGCGCTGCCAATCCAGGGTGAGCCGCTGCAGCTTGGCCTCCTGCTCGGTAATCGCCCCGAGCAGTTGCGAGGTTTCCAGGTTCAGGTCCTCGGTTTTTTGCTGATACTGTTTCTTGACCTCAAGCTGGCGTTTCAACTCATCGGTGACTTTCTTTTCACCATCCAGCCGGGCCTTGACTGCATCAACATCCAACACGGACAGGGCTTTTTTGTTTTCGGCGGCCAGTTTCTGCCGGGCGATTTCCTTGGCCTCATCGCTTAACTTCGGATCCGCGGCCAGTTCCGTAAGTGAATCCTGATAAGATTTCTGTTCAGCCTGGCGTTTTTGGGCGATCATGGCCAGAGTGGCGGTGGTTTCCTGTTGTTGCAATTCCTGGAGGCGCAGATAATAGGTCCGGCCGTCGATCTCCTGGGCGGCCAGGGCCCGCTCCAATTCGGTTTTTTTCTTCTCGTTGGTGCTCTTCAGGAGATCGAGGGAATTTTGGGCGTCCTGGAGATCGGCCTCCCGCTTAGCCTTATACATGGCCAGGGTGGGCGCTAAGAGGCTGTCGATCTTTTCCGTTTTGCCTTTCTTGGCTGCCCCGGCTCCGAGATCGCCTTCTTTTTTTCCTTGAGCTCCAGCGCGGTCGGCTTTCGCTTTGGCTTCTTCTTCGGTAATTTTAGGCGCGGTGGCCACCGCGGCCCTTTGTTGTGGCGTGGCAATGGCCTTCAGTTCCCGCTCAGAAAGCTGCTCTCCGGCCTGCATTTTTTTAAATGCCGCGTCTTTTAAATTGGCATCCTCTATGTCTTTTCCCACTTGCCGGGTTCGGGCCTGGATATTCCCTATTTGTTTGTAGGCTTCATACGCGCCAACCAGAGTAATCGCGATCACCAGGCCCCAGGGGCCAGCCAGGGCCAAGCGCAGCACCGCCAACTTCCCAGTCAGGCCACCCACGGCGACCGCCGCCGTTGCCGCCCCCTCGGCAATGGCGACCCAACTCAAGACCTTAAGAACTCCTTTAATTTCTAAGAGGATGAGGAGTAAATCTTTATGAGCCGCGGCAAATACAATAATCTTCCGTAGGAAGTCAGCCCAGCGGCCGATCTGGACGGCCACCACTTCTCCCAACTCCCGGAGCGCTGTCTTGTTCTTGCCGATGGCCCCGTAAAAATCATCCCAGGACTTAATTTCCTCCTGGGTAATAGCTACTGCTATAGGCTTGACGAATTCAAAGAGGGCTTCCTTGACCTCGATGATCTTGCGCTTGTACGCGGCCATCTTGGCCAGGTAACTGTCGGCGACAGAGTCCCCCACCCCTTGGGCCTTTTGAGCGGCTTGCAGGACCAAGTCCAGCATGGCCTGGGCTTTTTCCGGGCCGGACAAAATCGTGGAGTCCATGAGCTTCTTGGTCTCACTGCTCATGGCCTGGATGGCCTGCTTGATACCGGGCACCATCTCCGCCAAGGCCTTGGGGGTGCCCTTGACCACGCCCTGGACGATATTCTCGAAGGCCTCATTGAAGGGCATGGCCATGGCGGGGGCCAGATCCTTGGCAGCCTGGGCCAGTTGCGGCAGGAAATCGATGGAGAGACCGGATTTCAGGAAGGCGTTGACCGCGTAGAGCGCCTTTTCCTCTTCAACGCCCTTTTCTTTCAGTTTGGCGATGTAGACATCGATGGCGGCGGCCGACAGGCTGTAATAGCTGCCGATAGTTCTTGCAGAGGCGCGCAGCACTTCGGTCTTGCTGCCAACCTCCAGAACTTCGCGACCGAACTCCTTGAGCTTGGAGAGGACTTCATAGATCCCCAGGGAGATCCCGGCAAAGGCCAAGACATCTTTAACCTTTTTGCCCGCCTCCTCCGCTAACTGGCGAAAGCCGGCCAGGTCCGCCTTGCCTTCCAGGAGGCCCTTTTTTAGGTCGGTGACATCGCAGACCAGTTTGGCTACCAGGCTGCCGAGATCGATCGCCATCACTTACTCCGCTAAGGGCAGGCCGCCATAAAGAGAGGCCATGATTTCGGGTTTCAACTCCGCCGGGGCTTCCGGCCGCTCCGCCCCGGGGTTCAGGAGCGCCTGGCGCAATTGGCTCAAGAGATGCTCCTTGGGGAACCACGCCTCAATAATGCCCCAGGCCACCGCCTCGGCCTGTTCCAACTTATCTTGCGTCCGGCAGACGGCCAGGGCCTGAGAAAAGAGCTCCACCTGGGCGATGGTATAGCCGTCCTTCAAGTCGGCCAACTGGTGCCCGGCGGCCACCAGGTCAGCCAGGGCAATGGTTAATTCAAGGGGCCGGCGCTCGCCCCGGCCCCGAGACTCCCCACGGCCAGGGTTAAGAAGTTTTTTAACTGATCCTTGTTCTGCAGGAGGATGCGCAGCCCCAGGGCCGCCTGCGTCCCGGCATCCAGCGCCGCCACCTCATCCGGCTCCATGCGCAAAGTCAGGCCGATCAGGGCCGGAAAATACGGCAGGGCCACCGGTAGAAGCTCCGGCCAGCGTTCGACCAGAAAGACCTCAGCATTCTCAAAGGTGAGGCCCACCGGCGCCAACGCCTTCAAGAGCTCCACCAGCAGGGCGCAGGCCTGCCCGAACTGCATCAGAGTCCAGGGCCGTAGGGTATACGGCCCTACCTGTTCTTCCGGAAAGAGCACCTTCACTTCATCGATGGGAGGAGCGTGCTTGGTTGAGCTCATATGCCGCCTTTACAGGACTTCCACATAGCCGTAAGGCTGGGTGGGATTGTTGGCGTAATCGTCCAGGACCTCGATGACCATGGGGATCAGCAACTGGTTTTTGGAGTCGAAGCTCATGGCGCCGTCCGGCTTCAGGTGGCATTTTGGGATGTACCGCCGGAACTGGGTGCCTTTGTTGGTCAGATGATCCAGGCGGGCCGCGGCGGTCAAAAATGAGGCGGTCCCCACCGGAAAGGTCAGGGCGCCCCAGGTGGCATGGGTGTAGCTTACCTTGACCTCTTCACCATCGGCCAGGAAGCCCGCCGCCAGACGGCCGATCCGACCGGCCAGCAGTCCGCCCGCCACTTGGCCGGGATCGATGACATAATCGGCATTGCGCACCGCATTCTGACGGATGCAATTGATGGTGGCCGGGGTTGTCCAGGGAGTGGTAGCACTGATTTGCAGGAAATAACCGGCATAGCCGTTAACCGTAGTGATGGCCCAATCGGTCGGCAAGTCCCAATTCATCTTGCCGTCGGCGGCCAAAGCCGCGGCGGCCCCTGCCAAATTACTGACCGCGGTCCAGGCGCTGCCGTTCCAATATTTCACGACTACGGCGCCATAGACTCCTTCCACCGCAAAGTTGAAGTAAACTTCCTGGAACGGCGTCGCCTTGCCTAAATAAAGCAGGTCGGCGGCATCCTCCAGGGTGGTGAACGGGGTTCCTGCCAGGGAATCGGCCTCTTCCGAGCGGTCAGTATAGGCCGCACCGTCATAAACAAAGACCTTATTCAGGAACTGGCGCACCGTCACACTGGAAATATTATACTGGCCCAGGGAGGCGGGCAGTTCGCCGGCCAGGATGAGCGCCTGATCGACGATAGCGGCCGTACCCGGATTGACCTGGGTGAGAGCGCCGCCACAGAAAAAGGCCTGCAAATGCTCCGGCACAATTTCTTGCAGGGGGAATTTGTAGGTCTCCTGGCGCTTGGTGATGAGGATCATGGCGGTACGGGCCTCGCCGGAGAGCTGGGTTTCGATCTCCAGTTCGGTATTCTTGGGCTCTACCGACATCTTGCTGATATCGATGTTGCCCAGGTGAACGTAGCCGGCGCCTTTATCGATGTAGAGAGCAATGCCGCCGGGGCGGGTAAAGTTACGCGCGTCGGGAGCGGGATAGGTGGGCATAGGTAAACCTCCTTACTGCAAATTAAGACTGGTAGAATCGCCCAGGCGATGCCAATAAGTAAGGCGATAGGTTATGACCATTTCGCCGTAAAGTTCGCTGGCCAGGGCCTTGGATTGGGCCTGGGGCTCCAGGTCCAAAAGGCCCAGGGACTGCCAGGTGGCCAGGTTGACTGGGTCGGTCAGGAGCCGGTGGATCTGGCCGGCCAGGGCGTCGGCCTCATCCGCAAAGGTTTGAAAGGCCGGGGTCTGTCCGTCGCCGATCTCACCCTGTAGCTTAATAAAGGTGGTCAGCGACAGGTGCAGGGTATTCCGGGCCATCAGGTTGTCTTCTTCCAGGTCTTCCGGATCTTCCCAGAAGAACAGGGCCGGTTTGGCAATAATTTCAATTCCGTCAGCATCAACCGCGTCCAGATCGAACGGCAGATCAAATTCCCGGCGGACCGTCGGCAGCCCGGGGATGGTCCCCAAGGCCGCTTCGATAGCCTTCAACAAGGTGGTTTTAACCGGTTCGCTCATAATCTGTCGATCAGGCAGGCCTTTTTCAGATCCGCCAGGAATTGCGGCTTGATCCAGTCAATCGACTGTGACGGATCAATCCGCTTTTTGATAACCACCGAGCTTTTCAGGATGAACAGGGGAATCAGATCCTGCTTTTTGAACTTCTCCCCCCCGGCCCGGCGTTGCCTTAAGCCTCCGCCGGTGCGGGCGCCGCCCCAACCGGCCTTACCCCAGATGATGCCGTTGAAAATTACCGTGGCGCCGTACTGCTTTGGTCCCGCCGGCGCCCCCCTGAAGGTCTTGACAAAATCAGTGGGGATGGCGAGAAACCCGCCGCCCTTGGCGGTGATGGTGGAACTGCTCCCGGCCGGACCGATATGGACCCCGGCCCAGGTGGGCGGTGAAATCAGGGCGGCCTCCAAAACATTGCCTTGTAACTGCAAGGGCTTGCGGACCAACGGCAACCCATGGGACCGCTTTTGCAGGCCGGAGGTCGCCCTAACATGGTCCCGCAACCGGGTGAGGTTATCCCACAGGATCTTCCCCACCCGCGGCGAGACGGCTTGCTCTAACTTCTCCAGGGTCTGCAAAGGGTCACGGGCCATGAGGTTGCCTTTAGGTGGTCACGCCGCTCAGCAAATAGCCGGCGCCGGTGAACACGAAGCGTTCATCGATGTTGTTGCGCACCCGGTAGATATTGGAGCGAATATCTTCCTCCCGATATTCCTCCGTCACCAGCATCTCGGGGCTGTCTCCGGTCCATAGGAAGGTCCGGCCCAGACAGGGCTCCCGTAGGTCCTGGACCTGTTCAGCCAAACGGACTACCCCGACATAATCATGGCTCCAGACATCGCCCAGGGTGGCGGCCTTGGCCTTCAAGGCGGTGTCATAGATGGCCTTGGCCACCAGGACTCGCTTCACCCCAAAGTATTTGGCCAGCATGTCGAGCTGCGCCTGCTCCGTCTCGATCAGGTGCGGACTGGTGTATTGCAGGTATTCCTTCAATTCTTTGGAGCGGAGGACGTTTCTGGCCACCGCCCAGTTCATCACCACGGCATTGGCCAAGATACCCCGGGCGTTCCGCAAGGCTGTAATCGCCGTATCCACATTGGCCTTGGGGGTGCAAGTGGCCGCCACATCCCAGGCCACGGCGACGGCCGAGGTCAGGGTAAGATTGGCCACATTAAAGACCTGCGCCGCCACCCGGACTTCCCGTGCCAGTTTCATTTTATAGACGGCCCGCTCCACCGCCACCACTTCGCCGTCGAAGAACCGCCGGTACATGGAGGCCTCAATATCATCCAGCGGCTCTTCCCGGCCATGATCCTTACAGGCAAAGGTGCCGGTGGAGAATTCATAGTCATCCCGGGCATAGGTGGACCGGGGCGCCCGGCGGGTGTCCTTGTTCTTTAGGAAGGCCTCGACCGGAATGATGGGATAATCCCCGGTCTGCAGGTCTGTGGGGAAGATTGGGAAGATCTGATCGGCGATGAAATCCCCCGGGTCCAACATGGCCTCATAGGCCAGAACCCCCAGGTCGGGGCGTTGAATGGTCGTTGCGGAAGTGGGTCTGGGCATGGTTTCCTCCTTTAGCCCTGATTATGCCCCCGTTAGGAGGTCAGGCATTGCCGGGTGACTTCCAGCCAAACCTCGGCCAGAACAAAATCATCGGCGGGCAGTTGGCCATCGGTCGGGTTGAAGATCAAGGTCAAGATCGAGGCTACCGCCGGAATATCCGCCGAGGCGATGTTTAAGGTCTTCTCCTGATATTTGTCGGTCTGGGCCGTCAAGAACTCACCCGAAACCCCGCCACAATTGGCATCAGCCAACATGGCAGCTCCGGCCGCGGCGAAATAAGCCTCGCAGGTGATGGTCGGCGAGTCCGCCTCATTGGCCCCGGCCTTAACGATGGCGCCGAGAAAATGCACCACGATATCGGCCGCGGGGTCAAGATCGGGCGGGATCAGAAAGCGTGCCGCCATCTTGGTCGGGTTGGCGCCGTTGTTCCAACGCAGCCCCACTTCTTTATTGGTCAACTGGGTGAAGCCGTCCGCGGCGCCATCGGCAAAAACTACCGTGGGCGCCCCGGTCTCCAGGGTGATACCCAGGGGCTGGATGGCGTATTGGGCCGTTTTCATGCCCGTTTCGAGCTCATCCAGAACCGCTTCCACCGTGACGCCGGTCATATTGCCGTTGGCATCGGCCACGGAGACGGTGGCAGCGGTGGTGGCCAGGAACGGCGACCGGACCATCTCCATAATGGAGTCGGTCACACCCGCTTCCAAGGCCGTGCCTACGGCCGTGCCTACGGCCGCATCGGAAACCTTGCCACTGGCCGCGGGATAAAGCACAGCCGCTTCGGCAATAGCCTTACTTGCCGTGACCTCGAAGGTTCCGGGAGAACCCCAGAGTTTAACCGCGACCGGCTCGCCGTCCGCAGCCGCATATTGGGTGATGCCGATACCCAATTCGCCGGCCCCGGCATATTCCACCTGGGGCGGGGCGGTAACGGTCCCGGCACTCAGCTTCACATGCCGCCGGGCCGCCAGGGCGCCATTGGCAATAAAAGTCGGAAAGCCTTCATTCTGCATCTCACTACCTCCTCAGTGAAAATCTTAGGGTGGACTATCCTCGCCCACCCGGCTTATTTTTTGGCCGGATTTTGCCGGGCGATGTAATCGGCGTGCAACTCCGGGAAGTCCCGGGCGGCCTGTATAATGGCCTTGGCCCGGGACAGCTTCTGGCCTGCCATAAGCTGCTGCACCTTGGCCTCGAAGGTCTCGCCGTCACCGGACGACGCGGGCACTTGGCCCAGGGCTGTGGGCGCACCCTTGCGCATCTCCGCCAGGGTTTTGGCCTTACCTTCTTTTTCGGCCTGGCGGGAGAGCTTGACCATTTCCCCGAAGCCGGTCCCCTCTTTGATAGCTTTCAGGGTGACGGCACTATCGCCATCGTATTCCAGAATCTCCATGACCCGGGCCCGTTCCGCCTGGACTCCGGACTCCTGGCCTTCGGCCCGGAGCTTCTCTGCTTCGGCGGGTTCTTTGGCCAGCAGCGCCGTCAGGGTAATTTCGGCCTGCGCCTTGTCCCGGATTTCCTTCAGCAGAGCCGGGGCCTCGGCCTCTAATTGCTGCAATGTGATCGGCATAGCCTCCTCCTTATTTTTGGGCCCGGCCCTTTCAATCTTCACCGGCACCTTTTTTTGGTCTCCCGTTAAAGCAATGGCGGCAGTCTCTTCATCTGCCCCAATGGTGCAAAAACTTACTTCCCGGACATAGGACTCCAGCCAAATTTCCGCCGGCCCGACGATCTCCTGGCCATTAACCATTTCTTTCTCTTTGTCGCTTTCCAGGATCTTAATCTTGCTGGGCCAGACGCCGATGGAGGCCTGCCAGGGAAAGCCTTCTTCAGCCAGGGCCTGAACCTCCTGGCCATCCTTGGTCTTGCTGGAAAATTCCCCCTGCAGTAGAAAATTACTGCCCTCGACCCAAGCCTTTATGGAGTAACCCACAATCCGATCCCGGGCATGCTCTCGCAGAATCGGCATCTTGGCATTAGCCCGGATGCCCGCAGTGGCGATAATGAGCTGCCCACCCCAAAATCTTTCTACCGGGGCCCCGGTATAGGCCGTGATCATGAAACCTGAGCCTTTCGACTCGCCTGGATTGGACGGTGTCAGGCATAAAGGCGCACTTAGATTTAGGGCGGAGCGCTGAGATTTGCTGTCATCCCAAGCCAGATTACACACAGCAAAGGCTTGATCCGCCGCTTTACCCTCTTGGTCCATCACCGCGGCGGTGCAGCGTTGCAAAAAATCCTGCTTGCTCTCGCCTTTATTCGGTTTGGGCATGGTTGCCTCCTGCTATTTGATCAAGCTCCGGTAACGGCGCTGGCGGGGCCACGAAGTTTAACCCCAGGCCCGCCGCATAGTCTTTTTCCTCAGCCAGTTGCTCGAAAGTTTCCTCATAATCTTCACCCTGAGCCGATAATTCTTTGCTATGAGTGGAGAGGCCGCAGGCGATAGCGTTATAAGAGGCGCTGACTTCTTTCTCTGGCGCAATCCAGCCCCAACCGTCGCCCATCCAGGCCGCCCTTAAATATTCAGTGCGGTTTTCATAAAACTTCGGGGCTGGCCAGAGGCCGCGTAAATAGGCCTCTTCCAATACCAGTTCCCAGATGGGCTGGCAAAATTTGGCGGCAAACCAGAAGCGCCAGGCCGTGAAGATCCGCCGGGCTTCCAATAAGGCGGCCCGGGCGCTGGAATAACTGGTCTTGGAAAAGTCTTTCATCAACAATTCATAGGGCAGGGCGATCCCTGCCCCGATGATGCGCAGGATCTGCTCCACAAAATTATGAAAGTCTTCGCTATTGCGTTTGGCGTCCACCACCTGAATATTCTCCCCGTTCTTCAGGTAGCGGATTTCTCCCAACTCCAGGTCCTCAATATTTTTGCCGGTGCCAGGTTCCAGATCGGTAGCCGCGTCCGGACCGCCATAGGCGCTTCCTTTGGTAATGAAGACCGATAAAAAGGCGGCTACCTTATAGGCCACCACCTTGGCCTCGATGCCGTCGGCCAGGTCTTGAAACAGGGAAATAATGGGGGTGAATAAAGGGGTGCCCCGCATTTGAGCTGGGCGCAGGCTGCGATAAATATGGAGTACCCGTGGCCGGCCCTGTTCATCGCGAGCCGCCAGCCGTTCGCTGCCACTGCCCAACTGCATCGTGCCCCTGGTAGGATCAACCTTAGTAAAATTATAAAAGGCGGGCTCGCCCCGGGCCCCCACGTCGATCCCGGTTTCCTGGCCGGTTTGGGTCTTGGCCCCCATGGTGGTGAGACGATCCGCTTCCAGCAATTCCACCGTCCGGCCCAGGGGCCGCCAGGACTCTTCGGCCCAGGTGGGCAGGGCCAGGATCTCGCCATCCTGCATAATGGAACGTAAGGCCAGGGTTTGAAGTTCATCGAAATTAAGGCGGTTGCCTGCATCCGCCAGAGGTTTCCAGGTCTCCCAGATCAATTCCGCCTGGCGCTGTAACTCCCGGGCCTTCTCCTTGGAGATCCCCAGCATCTCGGGCCGCAGCTTCGATTGCGGGCGCAGACCCCGGCCCACGATGTTCGTGACCAGGGTATCGGTGGCGCCGGCGGCTATTGGGTCATTCCGATTTAGGTCCCGGGAATATTCCCGCAAGCGTTGCAGTTTCCAGGTGGCAGGGGTGCTTACCGTGCGGCCCAGGTTCCAGCCGGAGCGCAGACGGTTGGCTGCGGCGGCCCGGAATTCGGCGGCGGCGTCGAGCCTGACCTGGCTGGCCAGGGCTGAGGGTAAAATCAGACCGGAGCGCTGGTCCTGGCGAAAGGTGGCGGGCAACGGAGCGCTCATTGGGGCCTCGGAAACCGGGCTAAGGTCTTAGAATTTTTGGCTTGCCGGGAGGCCAGGAGGCGAAAATCCTCTTCCCGTTTTTCCAAACGGCGATACATAGCAGTGAGGTCGCCCCTTTGCATATGTTGCCCCTGGGCCGGACCGCCGGATGTATAAGCCTGCTGATCCTCTGCCTTAGAGATCTTGATTTTTAAGGCCGCAATATCAGCCCTAATCTCTTCCAAGGTTTCCAGTTCAACCATGTCACCAGTTTCGAGCAAAAAAAAAGAGAGCTCAAGGCTCTCTGGTTCGTCTCGTTCGTCTGGTGCGCTAAATTTCACCTATTCATAAAATTTTTCCGTATCCACCCGGCAATTTTCCAAATATTGATAAACCGCCTCCCGCTGCACCTTGTATTGCCGTTTGCCAGTCCTGAAAGCGGGTAATTTTTTTTCCCGGATCAAATCGCATACATGCTTACGGCTGCAAGACAGCATTTGCGCCACTATGTTTGTATCTAAAAGACCATTCGATTTGACCATTAAATTCTATCCCCTTTTTAAGAAACTCCCCCGAGGCTTATGAGTAAGTGGATTGATCGTTGCTGCGGCTAAAACATTCTGAGTTTCTCGGACCTGTGGCCGGGGCAGTAGCCAGACATTGTGCGCCTCGGCCGCGCCTTTGGCCAGGATTTCACAGTCCAACAGGTGATTGTCCCGTTGATGCTGCACTGTCCAAACTAATTTACCAAGCTTATTGCGCTCCTTAACCTCGGCCGCCAGGTGGGCGGCGTAGGTCTCATCGGTGTCGGCATCCAGATGAAACCGGCCGTTTTCGATATCCGCCCACAGGAAATCCTTTAGGGCGTTGGTATCCAACCGCCAGAGCACCAAGCCGCCCGGGATGGCCTTGCCGCTGGGATAGTGCTCAATAGCTCCTTTAGTAGTCAGCCGCCCGCCCAACGGCTTCGATGAGCCCTTGGAACCAAAGATCCGCCCCCGCCCTGAGCGCCGCAGCCAATCATAGACCTGGGTGGTCAGGGTGGCCTCACCCTCGCCCATGAGCCCGCCGCCGGTGTCGATCAGTCCGGCCCAGACTCGGTGCTCGATGTCTGAGGTCTCCGTCCGGTAGACGTCTTCAAAGAGCCAGCGTTCCAACTCGCCAAAGCTCTCTACAAAACCATGGCGGATCTTGTGTGACTCCCTGAGGCCGTCCAAAGTCAAGACCCAGGCCCGGAGCACTACCCAAAAACCCCGTTTCTGAGAATCAATACCCGCGGTCAAACCCAAAGTGTTTTCTGGCACCACCAGCGACGGCAGCCTGGTGCGCAACTTCAGGATGGCCGAGGCTTGTTGTGACTTAACGATCTCTTTCCAGGCCAATCCCAGCCATTCGTTGTAGTAGGTTTTGAGCTGCTCCCGGTCAGGCCTGACTTCGAAGAATTTAGCGGCCATCTCGGTCCAGGTCGCGAACGGGGAAATCTCGGCGCCCCACCAGTAGCCCTCATGGGAGGCGTGCGGCAGCTCCTCCGGCCGGCTACCGTCCGGCTCCGGATTTTCCGCCCCCCAGACTCCCCGGGCCAGCATGCCCGCTTTCTGGCGCTCCTCGATCTCCGCCTGGCAATACCGGCACTCATAGACGGCCGGGCGGGCCTGTTTGATATATTCCGGGCGCTGCAGATCCTGGGGCCACGCCATCCGTTGCTCGCCCCGATGCTTCACCCGGAAGAAGTCCAGGACCTGATAGCCGCCGCAGGCCGGGCAGGGCACCCAATATTGACGGCGGTCCGAGCGCTGGTAATCCTGATGAATAAAGCCTTCCGGGTCAGTGGGCGTCGAATCGGTAACGATCTTGCGATTAAAAAAAGTCCGGGCCCGCATCTCCGCCATCTGTGTAGGTGAGCCGAAGCCCCCGGCGCTGGCCGGGTATTTGTCCGTCTCGGTCTCGAAAATATAGCGGGCCTCGAATTCCCCCAGATCGGAAGCGCTGCCCGCGGTGGCGAAGATGATCTCCATGTGCCGCAAAACAATGCTCTTGGTTTGCAGGTCATCCTGATTGCCGGTCAGATACTGGCGCAGTTCCGGGCTGGCCTTGAGCATCTTGGTGATGCGCTTGCAAATCCGCTTGACCTTGGTTTCCGTCGGCCCCACTACCAGCACCGGCCCGGGGTCCTGGCAGATGAGATAACCCAACATGTTGAGCCAGATCTCCGTCTTGACCGACCTGGCCGCGCCCATGAGAGTGATGCGCTCCACCTCAGGACTGGTGAAGGCATCCATCGGCGCTTGCGCATAGGGGGCCTTGTGCGGGTCCCAGCGTCCCGGGAAAGAGGCATCCCGGGGAAACTCCCGATGCGCCGCGGCCCAATCGCTTACGGTCAAGTCCGCCGGCATGGAGAGGATGGCCTGTTCGGCGGGAAACCAGGAGATTTGATGGGATTGCTGCATTAATTAACCCTTAAACAATTATCTTTTTTTCAAAATCTCCCAGAAATCACAACATTCATCCTTCCATGTACGCCTCTGATTTTCAGGATAAGGTGATCGCGGATCGAGACAAATGGCGGCTTCATATTCAGAGCTTTTTGCATCCCAAGAATCACAATTCTTGCAACATTTTTTCATTTTTATTTCTACCTTTCCTCTACAGGATTGTAATACTGGAACTTCTCCGGCAACGGCCGGGTGATGTTCTCCACCGCCTCCCGCAACCGCCGCCGCACCTCTCCGGACTTGGCCCGGCGCTCCTCATCCGGTAGTAGCGCCAAGATAAACGGCTCCAAGCCTAAGACCGATTGCTTATAGATCGCCGCCCGGGCCGCGAAGAGCTGCTCAACCTCCTCCAACTCCACCAGCTCCCCTTGGAGCTTCCTGAGCTCCAGTTCTTTCGTCTCGGCCCGGGCCTTGATCTCCCGCCGAGTCCAAAAAGCCTTATCGCCACCCGTTTCTTGATCGTCGCTATCAGGATCTACGACCTTTTCGGCCTGATCTTGCTGCTGCCGGCGCCAGAGTGTACAGGCCACTAGGTCATAGCTCTTCCCGGATTTAGGCATACCTAACTTCACCCAATATTGTATCGTCCGCGTGGTCACCCCGAAATGGTCAGCCACGGTCTGAACCCCATAAACCACCGTCGCTTTTTGAGGGTTAAGAGCCACGCAATTCCTCCAAGAGCAGGTTGATAACCACCTGTAGGACGACCTGGCGGGCCGGTTCGCCGTGATATCCCCCTAACAGAAGCGCCCGGGAGAGGGTTTTGAACCCTTGCCGCATCCCGGCCACACCGGCCCCGAACAACGCCTCCACCTCGGCCGTCACCGGCTGCGCCAGATATTCGAGTTCCCGGGGTTTGGCCTGCAGTTCAGCTGGTGGCTTCTGGTTCTGTAGCCAGACCTCAATCTCATCCACATCGAACCGACCGCACGACAACTGAGGCATCCCGGCCCGGATCCACCTCTGGATGGTTCGAATATTCCGCCCAAAATGTCGGGCAACCTGTCGTGGATGGTCTAAAATCAAGCTCATTTCGGTTTTTGTCGTACCGTTTCGCTTTTACTGTTTTGCGAAATCATCAAAAAACTTGATACGTAGAAAGAACCCGCGCCTTCGGACCCTCGTTACTTTTACCTTGGGGAAGGACCCGCTCAACGCTGCTGACCCTCAACCACATCAGCCTGCGCCGCCTGCCGTTCGAGGTGGTGCCAGAAGACTTGCTCCCAAAGGAACGGTGCCGCCAACATCCCGCCGACCACGATCAACCACACTATCGCCAAGACAACCTTGAGCTTCATAACCCCTCTTGCCGTTCTCGCCTTATCCGCTCCAGATAGACGGGCCACCAGGCTACTCCCCTTAATGACTTGGGACTGCTCGCTTCTCTCAAGTCCTGCCTTGCCCTGCGAGGTGGAGTGGAGTTGCTTAATCTCTGCACCACTGGTCCCAGGTCAACCTCGAAGTCCGGAAGGTCCACCATACCGCCGGGCCATACGCTCCATACCTTCATGGTCCCCTTACCCCATCGGGCAACTTGCATTCGCATCGCACCACGCCGTCAATGCCGTCCTCGCCTTCCTTGGCCCGGCGGTATCCCGAGCCCCGACACGCCAGGCAGACCTCCGGCGACTCCCGCCCCCCAGTGACCGAGGCGTCCACGAACCGCCCCAGTTCCAGATAGCGATGCGGCAGGGGGATGAACCGCCCCTCCTCCTTGCCCCACTCAGCGCTCTGGATCTGGAGGGCCAATACCTGCAGCATCTCCGGGAGCGGCGGCAACTTGCCTCCCTGTTTGAGACGCCGCCAGACCTTCTCGACTCTCATCCGGTCTTTGCGGCGTTCCGCAGGGTAGGCTTCGAACCACTTCAAAAAATCACCCGCGCCATTCCCCCCGTTTGCGGGGGGTAGGGGGGTAGTTTCTTTTTGTGTTTGTACTTGTACTTGTGGTGGTGAACACTCTTCTAAGCCTGTTCGAACACTCTTCGAACACTCTTCTAAGCCGGTTCGAACCTTCTGACCATATTGACCACTATCTTCCCGTGATTTCTCACGCTCTCTCTTCTGATTTAACCGTTTAGTATACGTGTCCGCACGTTCTGCTAATTTTGGCAGGAAAACTGTGCGCGCCTCGCTCCAGGCTTCAGGGTCAATGGAATTAATTTTGGCCAACAATTCGAGAAATTCGCATAGTTCATCTTTTGAACAGTAGAGATCGTCTGCTAAAACCTCCAGTCCATACCCCTCTGGCAACGCATAGGTGTCTAAACCAGCATCATCCAGGCCCTGATTGCCAACGATTTCATGTAGGCGCCAGAACCGGCCCACTGCGGCCATTACCGCCTGGCCACCGCGGTCCTTATAGAAAACCTCGATCTTGCGGATCTTCTTGTTCTGATGAGCCGATGTCTGGTGCTCAAACCATTTCATAACTATCTACCCAGGACTACCTACAACCTCACCACATCCGCCGCCGCTGGTCCCTGGCGTCCCTGCTTTACCGTGAATTCCACAGCATCACCTTTCTCAAAACTACGGATGACGGAGATTATCTCGCTAAAATGGACGAACACATCCGGGGCACCCTCCCGCTGGATAAAACCGATCCCCTTCTTGACATCGAACCATTTCACCCGACCCCGCTGGCGCTCGGTCATGTGACACCCCCGACAATCTGATCCAGCATGAATTCTAACGCCGCCAGGCTGCCGTCGTTTTGGAGCACGTAATCCCAGCCTGGATAGGCGTCCAGACTGGTCTCCGAAATATGATCCGGAATGCCCGCCTGCGCTCCGGCCCCGGCGCGTTCTATTCTGATCAGGACTGCCCCAACGTTTTTGAGGGCCTCAGCCTCATCTAAAAACCGCACGTCCGTGACCACCACCGGCCGCTCCCCATTCATCTGCCAGAAGTCCCGGACGGATTCCATCAGGTGATGGACCCAGATCCCGGGCCAAATACCTCTAAAAACCTCCGTGCCGAGGTGCTGCAAACACCAGCGCGGCGATTTGCCGAACCGCGGGTCGGGCACTTCTTTGAGGTCACCATAGAGTTGCTCTTGGGAAAAATCGAAGGCCTGTCCCACCAGGACCTTTAAGGTGTCGGCAAAGGCAAACCGGTGGTAAAGATACTGGTCCCAGAGATAATCGGCCGCAGTGCTCTTACCTGAGCCAGCCTTGCCGGAAAGACCGATGAGGAGAGGAGGTATCATTATTCGACCTCTCCAACATAACCTCGAAGATTGTCAGCTAAATTTCTTTGAAGTGTAAAAAAAACTGCTAAATCAGAAGCATTGTTCCAATGCATGACTAATAGTTCCTCATGAATATGCATTATTTGCGCTACACAAGTTAATTGCCATTGGAGCCAACTATCTCCATCTTCCCTTCTTGCCTCTTCTTCAGTACAAAAACCCATCGTTGCTAAATTTCTTAAGGCTTGCTTTTCTTTGTCCGAATCAATGGAAAACCGGCTCATATCTCCCCCTCAAGTATCCCCCGGCCAGGCTGCGGGCCAGGCCGGGGTAAAATCTAAATTCCGCTCAGCTTGGGTTTGATTTATTTCCGCATGGTGCACCTCCTTGGCTTGGGAATTACATACTTTACTCACGATAACTCCCTCAGAAGTTCTCGGTAGTCTCTAAACCAAGTCACCATCCGACGCATAAGCCCCGATTGCTCACCTTTGGCATAAAGACCGACAATGGGTACACCAGAGGCCCAAGCTGCCCCTAATTCTGCCCAGGCATCAGTTCCCGAGGGGCCGATATAAACCACTCAATTAGACTTAGTGGCCCCATGGAGATCAAATTGGAACTTGCGCTCACCGTCTTCTGAGTTTATCCATTGTTCAAAATCAAACTTGATCTCAGTACGACCCTCAGTATTAACTGCTTCACGCACAAAAGAATGGACCTGATGGCCCTTAGCCTCAAGAAGATCAGTAAGCATTTCCACGGCGTGTTGATTTTTCCAAGAGCTTGCGATGTATATTTTCATTCCGCCCTCATTCGTGAGTTAACGATGTAATTCCCCTTGGCTTTGATCTTTCAAGTTCTTAAGCTTCTCCCGGCTTTCGGCGGAAATATTATTCGGGTTGACCTGATCAACAACCCCGGCCCAACCGCCCCGGCGAAAATGGATGGATTTGCCTTTGGCGGTCTGCCATTGCGCCGGGTTATCCCGGCGCACCTTAAGGCCGGCCTGACAAGGGCAGCCGCCGATGTAAGGACGCTCATGGGCGACGGCCTGCTGCACCAGGCAGCCCCAGCCTGATAATTTGGCCGGCTGGCCTGGCAAAGCGTTACAGGCTATGGTGGGCTCTGGAGAGAAACTCATATCTGCACCACATCCTCACCGCCACAGGCTTCCACACACATGGCCACCTCGCTCATCACCTCGCCGCCCCCCCCGAAACGAGGGCCACCCGCTTGAGCAGGTAGAACTCTTCGCCCGCGGCGAACTTCCGCCCGCACAAATCGCAGACGTCCGTGAGCAGCAATACCAGGGCTTCATCATCGTTCATTGACTCTTTCCTGTTTCCTGAAGCGCCATTTACCGCAATATCTTGTTTTCTTGACGTAAGGCCATTTGGGGAAACATTCTCTGATTTTTTGGCCTTTTTTATCTTTTTGGGCCTCATCACCGTCCACGGGCGGCCTCGCCATAGACGCAGGTCCGGCAGGTTTCCGTGACTCGCAGGCAATCAGTGACCATCCTCCGGATGAAGGCGCCGCACAGAGGGCAACAGACCTTGATTACGCGGCGCTGCAGGGTATCGGCATTATGCACCATCATTCGGCTCATCCTGTCCTCCTGTGGGGCATGGCTTTCGGTCCGGGTTATCCGGGGAGAGACACCTACCCGGCGCAATGGTGACTGGCGCTTGGGGCACCGGTATCTTATCGTCCAGGAATTGCCGGCCACATTCTGTCACCCGTTTTGCCAGGGACATCCGCTCACCAGGGGTCAAAGGCGCAATCATCTCGGCAAAGGTGATGGGCCGGGAAGGGCGGCACAAGATAGGTGTCCGGCAGCGGCCTTCCAGGGCCAGCCCCGCGACCCGCAGGGCCTCACCCAGGAACACCAGAACGTCCTGGTCTATCGTCTCGCCCCCCTCGTGGGCCAGCTCAATCCGCAAGACCTTGGTTTCCTCGCCAAAAAAATCCAGGAATTCTTGCAGGCGCTGGCTCATGCCCGGCGCCCCGACAACTTCGCCACCAACCGGGCCGGCCAGGAGTGGTGCTTCTGGGATTTCTTGCGGGCCGCCGCTTCCAGGGCCGCTAACTGCTGGTGCGCTCCCCGGATCTCCCGCTGGATACTGGTGAACTCCTCCCAGGTAATTTCTTCCCCGCCCTGTGAGCCGACATCAACCGAGTCCACAATGGCCTGACACGCGGCCGAGGCCTCCCTGAACACCCGGGTAATGTGCCGGCCAATGTCTTCCAGGGATTCTAAAGGCTTGGGTATGGTGAAGCCGACGCGGCCAAAGAGGCCTTCCAGGAAGTCCAGGATGCGCAAATCCCGGCGGTACAACATGATGCCGACCAGGTCCGGATGTACCAAATCGTAATTTTCCCGGTTTTCATCCCGGCGGCGATAGAGGGTGTAGGGCTCGACCTTGACCCCAGGCGCATCGGCCGTCTCTTTGACTTCGCCCTCAGGGATAGTTTGATAAACCAGGTGCTTAAGCAGGCGGCGCCGGGTTTCCAGGGGCAAGGCCACGAATTCATCGGCGTTTGACATACATTAACTCCAAAAAGCTAAAGGTAATGAAAAGTTAGCCTTTACTCAGGGCTCGATTATCCATTATGTTCAAACCATGAAACATTTACTCGAACCACTGTCATCCCCTGCCGCCCGCCAGCACCTGATCCAAAAGATACAGGCGATAGTCCGCGCCCACCCCGACTGGTTTCCGGGCTGGCGCTTTCCTGAAGGCGTTGAGGCCAAGACTGAGGCGCCCCAGGGCTCATGCCACCGCCGCCATGAGCGTGCAGATGGCCCGGATGGCCTCTTTGCCTAAGCACTCGATCCCGAAACGGTCCACCTGCCCCAGAGCGGCGACCAGCCCCCCGACCTTATGGAGCACCTCGGCCGCGGCGTGCTGCTGGTCAGCGCCGGTCTGCCCCGGCGGCATAAAAAAACCTACCCGGCCCAGCACGGCCTCTACCTGGTCTAAAGGAGTAAAATCGCCGGTTTCGTGGACCATGATGGGCAGGTTATGCAGGTGGAAGTAGCGTTCCGGGTCTTCGGGATTGAGCTGTCGGGAGAGCAGGGAATCAGAGATGCCGCACTGGTGGGCGATGAATTCCGTGGAGACCTTGCCGGACTCCAAGGCTTTCCTCAGCCATTGTTTCACTAAAACCTTACGTTGCGGGACAAAATGTTGATAACTCATGCGCACCTACTGTTCGAATAATTTTGAAAAACCGAACTTGTAATAAATTGTGAACGTTTTAAAATCTAACCCAAGTAGACAGGGCGCATTACAGGGCGCATTACGCATCGGCCCGTCCCGGCTTGCCGGGGGTGTTGTCTGGAGCCTGGGCCCGTCCAGGGGCCTCGACTCTTGGTGTTCTGCCTGCTTAATCCGGGAGCCCCGGCCGTCAGGCCGGGGCTTTTTTTCTGGCTCTCTTCCTCCTACTTCCTCTTGCCTCGCCGCTTTAGTTGGCCTGAGCCGCCTGGCCGTTGCCGTTCGTCCCCAGATCCTCGACCAGAAAGAGTTCCTCCACCGGTTGGCCGAGAAACGCCGCGATTTTGGCCCGGATCTGCGGATTGATGCGGTTGCCGTAGACCACCCCGGCCACCGTGCCATACGCTTCGCCGAGCTCCAGGCTCAGGGACGTCAGGTTCATGCGCCGCCCCCGGCTGTCCGTCCGGCTGGCCAGCAGGCTCTTGATGTGGAACTCCTGACGGCGCTTAAGTTCTTGCAGGGTTTTCATCTGTATTATTCTTCCCTTTCATGCTATGCTTGCCGGCAAACCCCGGAACCGGCCAGGCCCGGCAAGACTCAGCCGGCTCCGGGGGCCAACCTCACCCGCCCGTGGTTTGTCCAGAGGCAGGAGGATTGCTATGTTTCCAGCCTACTTGGTTCCAACTGGTCCGGGAGAAGTCTTGTTACAAAACAAAAACCGGACCATCATGGCGTCGTGCACCTGCAAGTGTTGCCGACAAGAAGTTGAATTCGATTATTGCGCCGCCACCGATAATGAAGACCATTACCTCTTCCTATGCCCGAATTGCGGGGACCCCTTGGTCAATCTGCTTGATATCCGCCTGCGCGAGGCGGAGGAGTTATTAGGGCGTTGTAGGTAGCCTCAGCCATCTGACCGATCAGGGTTAGATGCTTCATAAAGGCCCCGGAGAGGCCGTGGCCCGGCTGGCCGGTAAGGAAATCAAGCAGCGTGGAATGTTCCCGGCAGAATTCCCGGAGTACCGGCACATCGGCCGGAGCGAACATGATCTCACTGTGGGTGCAGGGCGGGTCCAAGGTCCACCAGGGAAAGGTAATTTTGATGATGCGGTCGGATGGCGCTTCGCCATGCATGATTTCCAGGCGGGTGAGCCAGTCGAGATGATCTTTAAACAGGTCCTTAAGGTCGGTGGCCTCAGCCATCTTCATCTCCTTGGGTGCTAAGAAAAGGATAATACGCTGAAGTAAGATTTAGTCAAGCGAAAATTACATAGGATTAATTTTTGGCGAAAAAATATAAAAATATTTTCCCGATGGAGATTTTCATAGGTCAGATTAAGAAAATTATGACTGAAAAAAATCTTAAATCTGGAGCCGAATTTGATCGAGAAGCTGGGTTAGAAAATATGGCAGCCCGCTGGTTTAATCCAAAATGGCGCGGGAAGAGCGTTGATACCGATACCCTATTAACTATCGCCAAGAGCTTTAATAAATCATTGGATTGGTTAGTTTTCGGAGAGGAACCCTTACTTGCCGTAGAAGAAACTAAAGCCGTCTATGAGGCCCGGCCCTTAGACCAGAGACAGGATGAGCTCTTACATCAAACCTTGAAAGTGATAGAAGAGGTCCTTCAGCAAGGAAAGAGGCCAATCCGTCCAGATCAAAAAAGCAGGCTCATAGGCCGAATATTTAATGATTGTGCCGAAGACCGGAGCACTCCCAACCCTAATATAGTGAAACGCTATATCGCGATGTTGGATTGATTCTGAAAAAAGGAGGCGAAAAGACTTGAGTATCTTGAAAAAAATTAAAGGATTTATCTTTCACCAAGAGCCATTGCCCGAACGTCCTGCACCCCGAGCCCCTATCGAACCCTTCAAAACCGTAATCAAGGCCAAAAGTAGCTCAGGAGGCTTTTATGATGTTACTTTTATCTGCAAAGATGATCGGCTTTGGCTTAAATGCACTTGTATCGCTGGAAAATTCAGCCAGTTTTGTAAACATAAATTCCAACTTTTAGAAGGCAATGAAGCTTGGCTTTATGATTCCGATTGCCGGAGCGAATTGGCCCATATCCAGGCCGTCTTGCCTCAGACTAACTTCCCGATGCTCCTTGATTACTATAAGGAAACTCAAAAACAAAACAATCCCGCCGCTATAAAAGAAGCCAAGATCCAATTAAAATTAGCCATGCGCCAAGGAGCTTGATAATTTAACATCCCCAAACTCTAATCCACTTGAGCGGCTTTCGGGCCGCTTTTTTTCGTCAAAAAAAACTACACTCAATTATTTTTATTGACATAAATATTATTGCATGTATTATCCTTTTCATAGTTCATCGCCCACCCCATCAGCGGCCACAATTCTTGCCAAGGTGGAGCGGGACGGAATGCAACCGAGCACCGGATTAAGCAGTCAGAACCCCAGGAGTCGCGGCCTCTGGACCGGCCCCAGACTCCAGACGGCACCCCAGGATAGTCCTGAGGGCAGCCGGAGAGTAATGCGCCTTTTTTATGAGGTGACACGATAACGAGATCGCCATAAAGTTCGCTCTCCTTATAACCGCACTCACCCTGACCATGGCTTGCGCGGCAATGGATGCCCTGGAAGGCCCCCGGGTGAACATGGTGGACACCTACAATGCCGTCCGCCGGGAATGCCGCCAGGCTGAGAGCTACAAGACGCCGCCCATCGTCTTTGTGCGGGACCATGTAGCCCTGAGAGCCATGTTCCCTAACCTGGAACCAGGGGAACGGCTCTTAGGAGTCCAGTGGGGCGGTGTGGTCTACTTGTCAGAGCCGGACGTGGACAAGGCGACGGTAGCCCATGAGTTCTACCATGTGCTTGAAGGCGGCAACGAGGCGAGAGCCTATAAGGTTGGGGCGAAGGTGGGGGAGTGAAGATTTTTCTAATGAAGGCCAGAAAGCCCGCAGGACAACATTCAGGCACATCCCCGGCATAGCCGCCTTGGTTTGCCGGGGGTAGAGGAGGGAAGGATATGCCAGCTTTAACCCGTGACCGGGCTACCCCTTACCGGGAAGGTATTGAGGTGGATTTCCCGGTAGCAGCCAACACGAAAATTTTCGCCGGCTCCCTGGTATGTGTCAATGCCACGGGATATGCAGTGCCGGCAGCGGACACCGCCGGCCACCGGTTCGCCGGGGTGGCCATGGAACAGGTGGACAACAGCGGCGGGAGTGACGGCGGCCAGAGTGTGAATCTGCGGCGAACCGGGGTGTTCGAGTTCGACGCGCTGTCCATCACCCAGGCCATGGTGGGTACGCCTATGTATGCCTCTGATGACCACACCTTTGATGATGCTACCGGAGCCACCTATAACATCAAAGTGGGCCGGTTGGTCAAATACGTCTCGGCCACCAAGGGCTGGATCGATATCGCCAGATAAACCACAAACACCCCTGACGGACCTGAACGAGGAAGGCCCGGCGGTAGGGGTAGGGAGGGAAGAATGGCTGAAATTAAAGTGAGATTTCCCTGGTGGGAAGTAAAGAATCTGGAGGAAGTCGCCAGACTGATGCGCATAAACGGTTTTTCCTTGAGCGGGACAAAAAAGATTTGGGGCAGATACTTAGCCAGACGCCTTCTTCATGAAATTGAACCTCAAATCTCTCGGATTTTTGATGATGTTATCTATCAGGATGTAGTCCGCCAGGGAATCGAAACCCTTTTTGGTGGAGTTTAGATATGCCCCTCTACGAATACCAATGCGTGGATTGCCCCACTGTTGATAAGCGCGTCGCCGGGATCGATGACCACACGGCGATCTGCGTGCAGTGCGGCGGCTTGATGCTGCGGTTGGATGAGGACGTGTTCAGGCCTGAACTCCAAGAACAGGAGGCTGCGCCATGATCATCGGGATTGTCATCGGCCTGACCCTGGGCATTCTCGGTTCCATGGGCGTTCTGACCATCCTGCGTCGTCAACAACACCACCAAACCTTGGTCTTCCTGGCGGCCGAGTTCATCCGGGCCGCGGCCCGGCACTTTGACACCCTGAGCCAGGCCCAAACCCCGGAGGTCTGGCAGACCCGCCGGGGCAAGATCACCGTGCCGCCGGAGCTCGCCGCCAGCTATTGGGCCTTGAAACAGGCCTTCCATGCCGCCGGCCGCCGCCGCACTCCCGCCGGGCACCGCCTGGTCGTGGCCGCCCTGGCCCTGCTCAAATGGGATGATCCGAACAACTTGACCGATATACTATCCCCGAGATTATTTCCCAACCCTGAGGAGGTCCACACCCTATGACCATCTTCCTGTGGCTCTTCTGGCCCCTGGCCTCAGGCGGCACCTGGCAGGACCGGCGAAAAATGGCCGCCTATGCCGCCCTTATCCTGGCGCCCTTGGTCTTGATCTTCCTGGGATGGTTATGGTACGGGCCGAGCCTGATGGAGGTGGTGAGAAGATGATCGGCCAGCAACAAATTGAAGAGATGATCATTCAACCTCACTTCACCCTCATTGATACCATCTGCATCGATTGTCTATCACAGGATTTCCGGTCTTTCTATTCGGGTGAGGATAATCTTTGTGCCGGATGTGGCGGCCGTATGGTGCCAGAGTCTGATTTCTCTAAGGGCCACTATGCCAGACCTTCACGTTTGATCACTGGGCTCTGGTTATTGAAACAAGGAGCTTGTAGCCCAGGTCTGCGATGGTTTGCCCAAAACTTCCCTCATGGCGCTACTTTTGACCGCGTTCTGATTAGGCTATATCAGCACCAGAAATATGACTGGGTCATCTGGTTAAATAATCATGAGGCGAACCTATAGATTTTATCATCTCTACTCCCCTTATCTCTAACCCCTAACCCCTGCTCCTGGCCCGCCGAGGCCGGGTTGGAAAACGCCCGAGAAACAGCACCAGGGGTAGGAAACTTTAACTTGGAGGAAATAGCAATGGTTAAATGGTTTTACAAGGAAGATGGAAAAACAACAAGTCTGACTAAGAAAGATGCCACTGTAAGAGACATTATAGAAATATTAGAGAGGTTGCCATCAGATTTAATGGTTACGGGAATTATGAGTTCTATTCAGAATGAAAACGGAATGATGACCGGGTTATTGCTTGGGGGATTATTTGAAGATCAAACAAAAATCACCAGTTACAATAAAACTTCTGGCTACCAGGTGACAGTCCTGGAGTAACTATGATCGGCAAGACCTACCTTGAGCGTGGCAAGCCAGTTACCGTTTTGATTCGATGGAACGGCAAAGGCCCCCGTAACGTCCTGATTCAAAGACAGGACGGGAACAAGGTTGTGCGGCCGTTCCGGGGATTGAGATGCCCCAAGTAATCACCATCACCTTGGATGCCTCATGGCAATTCATCACCGCATGGACAGACCGCCTGGGGCACCGTATGGCTGAGTTTAAGGACGGCGCGGGTGACCGGATAATCTTCGAGATCGTGGACAAGTCCGCCGCCGAGGCCTTTCTGGAAGCGGCCAGGGCGGTGCAGTGATGGCAAAGCAAAGGGTTATTTCTGATAGCAGATGTGCGAGGTGCAAACAAAAACCCTTATCTGGTAAATGGCATCTGTTTTTATATCAATCCCAATACCTTTGTAAAAATTGTTTTGAACTTGTTGACTATAAACATAAGACCAAACGAATAAGAGAAAAGCTTAATTTTGTAAGAAATGTTTTGGATACAATCTTTGATCCTTTGGCTTAAAACTTTGGCAATAGAGGAAATTATGGGCCTGAGCAAAATCAAATGGACCGACTGCACCTGGAATCCGGTCACCGGCTGCACCAAAATTTCCCCCGGCTGCCAGAACTGCTATGCCGAGCGTATGGCAAAGCGACTGGCGGGCCGGGCCGGATATCCCAAGGATAAGCCGTTTAGTGTGACCCTGCACCCGGACCGGCTGGATGAGCCCCTAAAATGGAAGAAGCCGAGCCGGGTGTTTGTGTGCTCCATGGGCGATCTGTTCCATGAGGATGTGCCAGGTGAGTCCATCGAACAAGTCCTTATTTATGCCGCCATGTGCAGCTACCACACGTTTTTAATCTTAACCAAACGTCCGGAGCGCATGGGGGAAATTTTTGCTCTCTGGAGAAATGGCTTACTGCGAACCCCTCTTGCTGGGGATGAGGAAATCGCCGGAGCTGGTTATAGGTGGCCTTTGAAAAACATCTGGCTCGGTGTCACCGCCGAGAACCAGGAATGGTTCGATAAGCGTTGGGCCTATTTGAAGCAAATTCCGGCAGCCAAGGTTTTTATTTCCTATGAACCCGCACTTGGCCCCGTGGTTCTGCCGTCTGACTTCTTAGAGCGTGGCAATGACGCTTGGGTAATTGCTGGCGGCGAGTCCGGCCCCGGGGCCCGCCCTATGCACCCGAATTGGGCCAGAGGCTTGCGGGATCAATGCCAAGCGGCGGGAGTGCCGTACTTCTTTAAAAGCTGGGGAGAATGGGCACATGCCACGGATTATCGCAAAAAGGTTCTCTGCGTCTATAGCGATGGACGGTCAATTGCCTTTCACCGGGACGATATTATGGCTGAAGAAAAGCGGAGTGGACTTAATCACAACGATTTTAATGCAATGCTCATGTCTCGCGTCGGCAAGAAAGCCGCCGGCCGATGCCTGGATGAGATGGAATGGGATGAGATACCGGAGGTTCGTTAATTGTCCAGCGCTACCATCCAAGAGGCCTTAATAGAGGAAATCCACCAGCAATTGCGGGACATCAACATCGTCTCATTCTCAGGCGGCAAGGACTCCTCGGTGATGCTGCAACAAATCATTCAAGCAATAGGCAACAGCAACAAGAAGCTCTATATCATTACCTCCGATACCCTCATGGAAATTCCCTATTTCAAAACATATCTTGATCGCACCCGTAAGCTGATCCAGAACTACATCCAGGTAAGCCACCTGAATGCCGAGATGATCATGGTCTATCCCGAACTCACAAACAGCTTTTGGGTTTCGGTCTTGGGCATGGGTTATCCCGCCGCCCACATGGGGTTTCGCTGGTGCACCGGCAAACTCAAGATCGACCCGATCAAAAATTACATCAAGCAGATCACGACTGGAAAACAGTTTACCGTCTTTGTCGGGGTCAGAAGCTCCGAGAGCGCCCTTAGAGCCAGGATTTACAAGAAAAAGAATTATGCGCCTAACCATTACGCCCCGATCCTCGATTGGACCGCCCATGACGTCTGGGAATGCCTCATGACTGAGCCCTGCCCCTGGGGCGATCATGCCGAACTGATCAATGTCTATAAATACTCCTCGGATGAGTGCGTCTACGGCGAAAAAGCAGGCGTCTGTGTCGGCAATGCCAGATATGGCTGCTGGGCCTGCCCGCTCCAAAAATCCACCCAACTGGAACTGATCGGATTTCATACCAATGATGTTAAACGCTACAACGCCTTGAAGGATTTCAAGGAGGTTCTAGTAAACACCGCCAACACC